CGGCGGGAGCGCTTCGAGACTGCGGATGTAATTCGGATCCTCGCGCATCAGAACCTTGTTGTCTGTCACAAGGCTCTTGATGAAAGCATAATCCTCCGCCCGCTCGCTGCCTCTGTATCTGCGGTCGATGAACAGCCGCTTCACCCATCCGTGGCCGACGCCGCCCGGGTTGCAGGTGTAATAGATCCGCTTCGGGAAGTTGTTGACGCCGCGGACGCAGGCGCGCAATCTATCCATCTGTTCTTCCGTCTGCTGCGTGGCCTCGTCGATAAAGAGAACGTCGACCTCCGTGCCCTGGAAGCGGTCGGCGTCCAGGAGCGTGTCACAGTACCGGAACATGATCATGCTGCCGTTCGGGAAGCTGATCTCCTTCTTGCTGTCGTTGTAGGATGCGAAGCGGTTTCTCTTGTCTGCACCGCAGCGCAGCATTTCGCACAGCGGGATGATATGGTTCGAGCGCAATTCCGGATAGGTCTTGCGGACGATCATCACGCGGATCCCCGGATACTTATAGCAGAGGAGGATCGCCTTCACGCGCACGGCCCAGCTCTTGCCTCCGCCGCGCGCTCCTCCGAAGGCGACGTAGCGGTGATCGTCTTTGAGGAAAAGCATCTGCTTCTCCGAGGGCATCGGGATATCCAGCGTTCTCATGTCGTCGCTTCCTCCGTCTGCCCGACGAAGCGGACCTCGATCGGCTCGGCGTCTCCGCTTGCGTTCTCTTTCTCGAGCGCCTTGATCCTGGCCTCCTGCTCTCGGATGTCGAGCGCATCACGAATGTGCTTGATCTCCTTCGCCCTGGATATGGCCGTCGCAATGGCCGACAGCTCCTTGCCGTCGAGATACTTTTCCTTCTCGAGCACGTCGATCACGCGGTCGATCAGAAGGTCGGCGGCATAGAACACACGGTCGATCCTTTCGACGTCGGTGGCTTTCGGTTCGATTTTTTCAGATCCCGGTACGGCCTCACGGGCCGGCGATTTCACCGCTTTTATACCGGCCTCTTGTCTGTACTCTCTGCGCCGTTCGCTCCATCTTTCCCGTCTTGCATGGTCTTTGAGAGTCGTGATCGGCACGTTGTACTTCTTCGCGAGCGGACACATGGCAATGTCGCCTGTGATGTACTCGGTCGAGATCCTTTTCCAGTTCGGCTTCTTTTTCTTGTCTGCTTTCTGCCTGGCGGCCACATGTCCACCTCCTTTTCTTGCCGATCATATCAGAATGGGAACGGACTTTTCTAACATGCAAATGAAATAAATTTAGCAGGGGGACAAGCCCCCTGCTTTATGCTTCTGTTCAACTGTCCTTCTGTCTTATTTGCCGTTCAGGATCTGATACAAACGGCAATCGGGGTAATGCCCCTTGCACTTCTTCCCGGAGTAGGAAAGGAACTCCTCCCTCCTTGTGAAGTGCATCATCAGACTCGTGCGCTTTACCGGGCCCGAGCACAGGATGTATTTGTTCTTGTTGTCTATCCCGTTGTAGAAGGGACAGCGCGCCTGCACATCCTCATAGTTCGTCCCCCAGTTCGGCTTTCTCACGCGCACCGTCTTCTTGTCCGGCACGACGCGCATCTTCTCGGGCATCTTCTTCAAACGAGCACGCGCCACAGCCGGGTTGAAACCGCAATGATCACAGTCCCGGCCCTCTTCTGGACATTGAATCCCCGAATTGGATGTCGCGCCGTTCTTCACGCACGGCGCGTCCTCCTTTGCTCTCGGGGCGTCCTTCAAGCAGTAGTCATCGCTCACGTAAAAACCTCCAAAAAGTTCACAAAATCAGTTGTCTCGGTCTGCCGTTTCCGGCGTCTTTCCCGCTCTCGTCCCGTAACCCCCCTCCGTATTTACCTGCGCGAACGGCTGCGGAGAATGGCCGAAGCCCTTGCGCGAGAGCGGCTTTCGGTTTTCGAAACTTGCAGAAATACTGACATCACGTTATGTCATAAAAAGTTACATTTTTCGTCAAGATTTATGCTGTTTTTTCGGGCCCCTTTCGCGGTGTCCGAATTGCCTCAAAAAGTTCCGAAATCAAGAAGGCGGTCTTTCCCTTTTCCGGAGACGGAAGCACCGGTTCCACAGCCAGCGGATGATGCTGAACATCTCCTTTTTCTGCAGGTCGTTGAGGTGCTCGGACCGTACGCACAGGACATAGATCGCGGCCGCCTTTTCCCGGTCGCTGATCTCTTCGTTCTCCATGTCGTGAACGATGCCGAGCGCACGCCCGATCTTCATGTCATTGTCCATGAGCCCGGCCCTCCACAGCCTCGAGCGCCTTCCGATAGTTGTTCGCCGTGATGGCCAGGTGCTCGATCAGATCGGCGGCCTTGTCCATCAGCTTCCAGTCGCAGTTCCATTTCTTCGGGCGCTGCGGGCAGTCGGAACATGGCGCGCCCTCTGCGCACATGCGCAGCGCGCGCACGGTCGAGCCGACTTCCTGCTCTTCTCCCGCGTGCTCGAAGGACAGAATGCAGTAGCCGTCCTTCAATCCGTACTCCGGGACGCCGCGGAGGATATGCGTCACGATCAGCAGCTGACAGGATCCGGTTTTCTTTCCGTCTCTGTATTCCCAGAGCATGAGACCGTCGCCGACCTCATAGCCGCGGTCATCTTTGCGGAGCTCGGCTTTCTTCTTCCCCTCCCACACGTCGCGGAAGTACTTTGACTCTGTCTTGAGATCATGTACGCGCATCTTATTCCTCCGTGTCTTTCAGTCTCTTCCCGCAGTACGGGCAGTATGGATAGTGGCTCTTGATGGGGACGTTCTGGAAGCAGAGCGGGCAGATCTTGCGGCTGCCGCCGCGGTCGAGGATGATCCGCCAGACGCCGAAGGTCTCGGGCTCTGCGTTCAGTCTCACGGGCGCGGGCTTCTCTTCTTCCTTCTCGGGCTCGGCGGCTTTGGCCTGGGCGAGCAGGATCCCGAGCCGCGTGACCTCCGCGCTCAGATCTTCGTTTGTCCTCTCGTATGCCTGCATCGCCTTCGCCGCATCATCCAGCAGCTCAGGCAGCGCCATCGCCAGCTCGCGCGAGGTCTGCAGGTCACGGAAAAGGATCTCGTTCGTTCTATTGCTCATCTTGACCTTCCTCCTGTTTCATTTTCTCCCGTTCCTCGAACGCTTTGAGCCGGTTGACAACGCCCTCGAGCGTTGTGCGGATCATGGATATATCTTCGGGACATGACTGGGAGAGCCGCTTATCAAGGTTTTGCGCGAGCGTTTTCTGCCCATAGCCCCATGTATAAAACCCGTGCTTCTCGAGAACGCGCATGATTTCCATGTGCAGGTCGTACGCTTCGCGGAAACGCCCGAGATCCTCGATCTTCTTTATCAGCTCGCTGTTCTCCTGGATAAGCCGGGAGCCGACTGACCAGCCGAGCTCTTTGCTGCTCTTCTTCTGGGCCACATACTCCTCAAAGTATTCACGCTTCCTGTCGAAGAAAGGATATCTGTCGTTGGAAAGCCGGGAGTAGATGATGTACAAAAGCATATCCGTACTGTACTCGATCTTCCGATAGATCGCCTTCTTCCTCGTGGTCAGCGTCTTCTTGTCAGGGTCGTAGTACATGAGGCCGACGGTCTCGGGCAGCTCTGCTCGGTCGATCATCCCCTTCGGGCATACGATATACAGGCAGTTGCAGACCTCCTCGTAGGTATAGAACTTCGCGTCCCTCAGGAAATCGCCGCGCGATACTTTGATCTCATATCCGGTGAAGCACGGCTGCGTCCAGCTCGGATGAATGGCGAGCGCGTCCAGGATCTTCATCTGTCCTTTCGGCGTCAGCCAGGTCGACCCGCTCTTGCACTCGGTGTAAAAGCAGTCCTTATAGTGCTTTTTCGAGAGCGCGATCTTGATCTCGGTCGAGGTTACTTCATTAGCCATCCTTTGCCCTCCGTTTCTTCCGGTGCTGATCGGCATGCGGGCACGTGGCCCAGTGCGGCGTCCTTGCGAGGCCGGTCGGCAGGCCGTCGAAGTCGAAGGTGCAGCGGACATACTCTCCGGCCTGCGTGATGACGATCTCCTTCCCGTCCTCGGTCTGCTTGTACCGTTTCAGGTTCGCGTCGCAGGGGATAAACTTATCTTTCGGGCTCTTGATCCAGACGATCGGGGCCCCACAGGATTTGCAAGTCGTAGCCATCATCCGCCTCCCTTCGGATCCGACAGATAGAACACAACTCTCCCCTCCCGGGCCGGGCCCTTTGGGATGCTGTATTCATGCTCGATGGATCTCACGTCCCGGCACTCCACCTCGACGGTACGGCCTTCCGCGTCTGAGAGCCTCACCTTCTGCTGACTGCGCAGCACGTTCGACAGCTCCAGCATGGTCAGTCCCGTCTTAACGATCAGGCTTGCCCCGTCCGTCTTTCCGAGTTTGAAAGTCTTCATTTGCGCTCGCCTCCTCACAAATCGAAATGGACTCGCACGTACTGCCCTGGCACGTCGGTCTTGAAATACAGCTCGCCGTGGTAATCGTCTCCGCTATACCCGGTCCATTGGTCAACGAAGTAATCTTCCGTCACACCGTTGGTACCTTTGAAGTGTGCAATGTCCTCCTTATCCAGCGACACGAATGTCGCAGTAGGCCACTCAATCCCGTCACAATCGAAGCCGTCGTTGGCGAGTTTTTCAGAGAGCCGATAGACTTTCGACATGCACTTGGCGATCTCTTTGATTTCCTTGAAAACGGTCATGCCTCGGCCTCCTTCTTTGGCAGTATGGAAAAATCATATCCGCTTTCAATGAAGCGCAGCGTCTTTTCGTGGTCGCAGGCATTCCCGAGAAAGGTGTATATTGCGATCATTTCATCCTGTGTGAAATCTGTTTTGAGGAAGATGTTAATTCCGTTAAGGTGGTATCTGCGCGAATTTGGAAAGAGGCTCTTAGACGCCTCGCGCGATAGCCATTCAAGGATTTTTGCCTGTAAATCTCGCTCGCTCTCGACGCCATCCAGCGAAAAATATGTGTTGCGCTCCGGGTTGATAATAAGCTCATTATTCCGGTTGACGTACAGCAAAGGAAAGGCTGTAGATAGCTTGTAGCGGATCTGCGCATTATCGAACACACTCATCAGCTGCCTCCCCCATATCCGGCGGAAGGACCGGCTTCCAGCAGACCACGTCCAGCCAGACGCCGGCGCCGTAATCGCAGTAATAGCTCGGCCCGTCGTCGTTGTTGATCTTCCCGATGGTGCCGACCTGGCAGCGTCCGTTCTTCGTCCAGCAGAGGACCCTCTCCTCCGGATCCGGCTGTTTCTTCTGCACGTCGATGTAGCTGCAGGACGAGAGAAGCGTCCGGATTGTCTCATCCTGATTCTCGATCACATCGGCGGCGTCGAACATCAGCTTCCGCAGGACGGGCAGCCCCGTCCCCTCGCGCAGTTTCTTGACGAGTTCTTCGTTCATTCTTCTACCTCGCTTTCTATCATGCGGCGGAGACGCATGATCTCCGCCTCTTTTATGAGCAGTTCCTTTTCCTTCTCCTCGATCAGGTCGAGCGTCTTGTACAGCGTGCAGCGCCCGACGCAGCGTTTCAGCGGACACTTGCAGCAGTCGAGCCCGTCCGCGGCTTTTCTCAGCCGCCCCTTCAGCAGCTCGTTCACGCTCAGAGCTCCCGGACGTAGATGCCGAAACGGTGATACATCAGCTTCTGCTTGGCCTTGAACAGCTTATAGGCGGCGCCCTTCTTGTAGCCCTTCACATCCTCGACCACGGTTTTTCCGTCCCGGGTCTTGTAGACGAAGTCGGCCACATAGGACAGGTCGCGCAGCTTCACGGCCGGGGCCGCGGGCACCAGCTCATATTTCACCTGCGTGCGGAGGTCGTAGATCTCCCCGCGGTGTGCCTTGTCCAGGAGAACGAGCCAGCGCTCGCCCTCCTTCTTGCTCTTGAAGGTCTTGTGGTAGTAGGTCACGGTCTCGGCATGGTACTTGTTTCCGTTCACGGCGTATCTCCTTTCTCTTCCATCTGGCGGATCGCCTCGTCGATCTCCTCGCGGGTCACGCCTTTCGCCTCCGCAAGTTTGTATGCCCCGAAGGTGTCCCATCCTCTCCGCGTGAAGGAGCTGATGAGTTTTGCGCAACTCGCGACGGACTCTGCGTGGCTCTCCGGCGAAAACTCTTTTTCTTTTTCTTCTTTTTCTGAAAGCAAAGAAAAATTATTTTTACTCTCTCCTACGCTACCTCTATCCTCTCCTAACTCTTTCCTTACCTGTGTATCCATTTTGGATACAGGATGTATACAACCCGTATCCATGCCGGGAACGCCGGAAGGGAGCGCCGGTTTTCTGTCGGATCCGGGCGTCAGAGAATAGGCTTTGTTTTCGTCGAGATACACGTCGCGCAGGAGCTCACGGAAGTTGCTCGCCTTGTATCGGTCCTTCTGGATGTAGTTATGGATCTTCCAGTGCTTGATGAGGAAAACGAAGTCGTCGCCGCGGTTAAACGGAATGACAAACTTCTTTGCAATCAGCAGCTTCATGCTGTCATCTCCGTAGCCATAGGCGCGCATGATCGTGCGGGGGTTCGAGACAAAGCCGTCATCGTCCGCTGCCATGTTCAGCCGGACATAGAGCATCTGGGCATCGTTCGGCATATTCGAGAAGGCGTCGGATTCGATGATGCTCTTCGCGAGCATTCTTCTTTCAGGCATTCCCGCTCGCCTCCTGTTCTTGATTGTTCCAAGCCTCCGCAGCTGCCGCCGGAGTGAAAAACTTATCGGTCGAGAAATGACAGACGGAACACCTGATCCGAAACTTTTTTATGAAGTCCCGACCCTGGAGCAATTCCACGGAGGACAATATCCTTCCTCCGTAATACCCGCATTTAGGGCAGCGGACATATCTTCTTCCGCGCGGAGGTTTCATGTCTCGCCCTCCTCTGCCGGGATGATGGTGGGAGCGTTTGCAACGGTGACAGTCGGCGTCGAGGGAACGTCCCTCTTTATCGTCGCGCTGTAGGATTCGTTCTGTCCCGTCGCCTTATAGGTGATATGTGTCTGCGAGTTTCCCATCGGGCAGGGCTTCTCAAGAGCTCTGCAATAGCCGCACGGCAGACGATAGCCGCAGAAGTCATTCCATGTTCCGGCCGCTGTCGACTTGGTGAATTCGTCCATAGATGTCCTCCTTCGTATATGATCTCAATTTGATTTTCGCTCTCTCGCCGCTTGCAAGCCGTGTTCCTGCGTTTTTCCCCGGGGGTGACGGGTTATCACCCCTCCCCCGGGGGCGAAACGCGAAGCAAGGGGCCTTCTGTGATGAGGCCTGTCAGAGATCTACCACTCGGAAAACGCCCTTCTGCGTGGGCTGTTCCTGAATCCTTCCGTTGGCAACGGCGAACAGATACTGTTCCCAGCATCTTTGGCAAGCGGTCTCGTCAAAGAACTCGCTCTCCTTGCAGATATATCTCTCCGGGTCTGGCGGGCAGGCGTCCTGCAGAATGAGTAGGCCAGCCTGTAATAATTGACTTACAATCGCATACACGAAGCAGCGCCCCCTATACCGCTATCACGCGGCTTGTCAGTAATCCTTCGGTCGTTCAAAACTCACGCTTATCGGCATTCGATAAGTGCTCTTTGACGCGTCTGTGATCGTCTGAATAAATGACGCGGCCAAATCTTTTTTGAACTGTTTGGAAGAAAACTGTCGTAAGATCTCTTGGCGAAACTCTTCTTGGTGCTGCTCGATGTATTCCTCCATGCACTTTCTGACCGTGTTCTCAACGGTCTTGTTCGCGAGATATTGAAGATAAGGGATACCATCCCAAGGACTGTTTGTTTCTTTTCCTGTGTTTTTGTCGACGAGTCGATTGATTGACTTATCAAGAGCCGACTTGACGATCACGCTCGGATCCCCGAGAGCGGAGACAATACCAGCTTTGACAATATCCTCGACGGCGCCCTTGATGTATTCCTGGTCCAGATTCAGTTCAACGCCCATAATGTTTCCCATGTTTGTTCTCCTTTCATCATTAAACCGCAATCACGCGTTCCAGTTCTGCCATCGTCGTGATGATCATGGACCACTCCGGCATGTTCGCGCGCACGACCGCCGCCGCCATCTGGGGGCACACCGCGTTGCCGCAGCGCGCCACCTGCTGCGTCTTCGGATACGGCCGGCCGGTATAGTCCCGGTCGATGATGTAATCGGGCGGGAAGCCCATAGCCGCGTACAGCTCCTTCGGCGTCAGCATGCGCATCGTGATATCCGAGATGAACCAGAGGCGCCCGTTGATCTTCAGCAGAAGGATCTCGTTGTCCGCAAGCGTATAGCCGCAATGCCTGTTCAGCAGCGCGCGGATCTCCGGCCAGTATCCGAGGTCGAACCCCGGCTCGTATGTCCGGATCTCCGTGCAAATAAGACCGAACGGGTTTGTCGCCGTGATCGTCCGCAGCGGCGCGTCCATCGGCTGGCCCTTGTCCTGTCCTTTGAACTCCGCGATATGATGCGCGGCGAGCAGCATCCCGCCCGAGGTCGTCACGGTGTTCAGCGGCTTGTCCGGGCTGTTGCCCTTGCCCTTGTACCCGCCTTCGTGCAAAGGATGGATGACCGCCGAGACCAGCGCCTCCCGGTCGTGTGCCGTCGCTGTATGCATCGGATCCTTGATGTTGAGCGGCCGTCCGGTGCTGTAGTATTCGACCAGATGGGCGGAGACCAGCCCGTGCCGGTTGCTGCCGTCCACGGTCGGGAGCGGATCGTCAAGGCCGCATGAGCGGGCTTTCTCGTTCTGCTCGGTGTGGTACTGGATGAGGTTGGCCGCGGCGAGGACCTGATTGCCTGCGCTCGTGATCGTATGCACCGGCTTGTCCGCCGCAGATCCGACGCTGTGCGCCGTGTTCGGGAAAGTGAACGGAGCGAGAATAGATGCCGCGAGACCTTTCGTGCATTTCTGTGTGATCGTTCCGAGAGGATCCTCGGCGTTTGCGATATGACCGCCGCCGGAGTGATTGCAGTCGGCGAGGAACGGCGACATGACCGGCTGAACAAGGTTCTGCTTCCCGGTGGAAACGACCGTCGGCAGCGGAGCATGGATATCATGCACGCGCGGGGCCTGCCCTTCCCTTTCCCCGTATCCTGTCGGCACGATGAACGGATCCCCGCTCTTGATGGTGTGCTTGTCCACGCCGCAGATGATCCGCTTCATGGTGTTGTCGGCGAGCGGGCGGACGGCGTTGACGCCGTACTTCTCCTTGATCTCCTGCTTGCTCGCGAACACCGAGTACATCGGCACGCTCCAGTCGATGATCTCTGCCGCCGATCTCCACGGCAGGCGCTCTCCTCGCCTCACAAGGCCGCTGTCCTTCGGCGCGTGCGTTTTCTCCGGCCATTTGATGGGCTGCCCGTCGCATCGGGCGATCAGCACAAAGCGCTTGCGCGTGGTCGGCGCACCGTAGTCGGCAGCTACAAGCTCGTTGTATTCGACCTTGTAGCCGAGCTCGCGGAGCTGGAACAGCCACTTCTTGAAGGTCTGCCCCTGCTTGCTCTTGACGGGCTTGCCCTTGCGCACCGGCCCCCAGGTGACGAACTCCTCCACGTTCTCGAGGATGATCACGCGGGGCCGCACGGTGCCCGCCCAGCGCAGGACGATCCACGCAAGCCCGCGGATGTTGCGGTCAACGAGCGCGCTTCCTTTAGCCTTCGAGAAGTGCTTGCAGTCCGGGGAGAACCACGCCAGCCCGACCGGGCGGCCTGCGCAGACCTCCTCCGGATCGACGTCCCACACGGATGCCTGCAGGTGCAGTGTGTGCGGATGATTGGTCTTGTGCATGAGGATTGCCGCGGGGTCGTGATTGACGGCGATCGTCACCGGCCGGCCGGTCGCGAGCTCGATGCCCGTTGACGCCCCGCCGCCACCGGCGAAGTTGTCGACGATGATCTCGTCGAAGAGATCAATCTGTGCTTTCTGTTTCTTCATACTCGACACCGTCCTCTATACGAACCGGCAGCACCATCTTGAGGTTCTCTCTGTTTTGACCCGTCTTAAAGAATACAGGCGAGTGATGATCCCTGAACTCTAAAACAACCGGCGCCCGCACATTCCCGACCGAGGCTTTTGCCGCCGAGAGCGCTCTCTCCAGGTATTCGGGCTGGAACGCCACGCGAAACTTGATGTCTTCCTGGAAAAACTTCTCGTAGTTGACAAACTCCTCCTTGCTTTTCGGCTGGCGGCATCCGAAGATCCTGTCCTCGACGCGGATCAGAACATCATTATCCTTCAGCTCGATCTCCACGAAAGCTTTCTGCGGAACGCGAGCGCAAGGCGGGATGTAACAGCTGAACGTCTCGTCGACAGCAAAAACAGCTCTTGCCCTCTCGACGCTCAGACGGTAGCCGTCACAGGCTGCCGCGGTCACACAGCAGCCGGGGGTTGATGCTTTTTCAACGTCGAACTTGATGTATTTGTAGATCGGGCGGCGATCGTCTTTACTGATAAAGCCCTTTGTCGCCGCGATCAAGCGGTTAAAGTCCCGCCCTTCAAGAACAACTCTTTTCATTTCACATTCCCTCTATCTCGAATTGCCCGACACAAGCCGTGTCGGGATTGTTTTCCCAGCCGACGCCGACGTAATCCAGGACGCGGCCCCATCCGTATTCCTCGCCAGTCTCCGGATCCTTCACGAGCCGGTACATCAGCCACTCCCACTCTTTCGGGTTTTCCTCCCGCTTCATATCGAAGCGGTGCGGGCGCTTCTCCATGTGGATACCGAATCCGCACATCGAGCAGCCTGTCCGCTGTGCTTTTGTCGTACGGAGCATGCCGTCCGGCTCTCGCTTGATAACGCCGTAGATGGCGGGGACAATGGTTTTGATCTTCCGATCGGAGAACTGATGCCAGTGCACCGAATACCACTCATCCATCTCGAGCGCGAGCGTCAGCAGATCCTGCCGGTTGAAGATCGCAAACGGAGCCGAGCGGATCACCGTCTCCCCGAAATAGTTGCAGCCGTTCACGCGCAGGCTCTTCGCCCGGCGGCCGCCCTCGGAGGCCATGAGCCCGAGATACGGGACACTGTTGTGCTCCTTCGCCCAGTCGTCACACGGCTTTTCTTTGAGGTAATAGCAGCATTTCGAGCTGACCTTGAAGGGCGCGGCCTTATATCCGAGCGCGGCTCCTTCCGCATCGGCTCCGCCGAACTTGTCCAGCCATACCTGCGACAGCCTCATGCGGCTGTCCGTCTGATAGCCGCCGTACTCTCCCGTCTCTCCGGTGATGATGGCGTGCCGGACCGTGCTGTTCTTTTCGGTCGGGTTTTGGAGCAGCTCGATCTTTGCGGCAATCTCCTTCGACAGCACCGGGAAGCCGAACTCCTGGATAATCTGCGGCTTCGCCCAGCGGATCACGGTGCCGTCCGGCTTGACCTCCCGGACCGCGCTCTGAAGTTTCTCAATTCCGAGAGCGGTATGTATGCGCTGGATGCTCTGGTCTTCGAGGTAGCTCACGCTGATGCCCGGCGGGCAGATCCCGATGCTGTGCAGGAAGAGGAACAGCACGATGCTGTCCAGCCCGCCGACCGAGACGTGATAGTCAAGCCCGCGGCGCTCGCATTCCTCCATGAACTCCCGGGCGCGGATCGCGGCGTACTTGCGTTTGAAGTCGTAGGGCATCTTCTCTTTTGCCATGAAGTCCGCGATCTTCTTGTCCGCATCGATGCGCGCCATCCGTTCAAGAACGTTTTCGCCCATCTCACGCCTCCAACAGATCGAACAGCGTCGGCGTCTCGATCCTGTCCTCTTCGGCCTGCAGGTACCCGACCGCGTCGCGGAAGTAGTCCTCGTTCAGCTCGGTCATCTTCCCTCGCCTGCCGAGCTTCATCGCCCGCAGCGGCACGGTGCCGATCCCGCCGAAAGGATCAAAGATCTCGTCGCCCTCGTTGCTATAGCGGTTTATCAGCCGGTCCACGATATCGAATTGGAGCGGGCAGACGTGCATCTGCTGCCGGCGCTGGGACTGCGAGGTGTTCAGCGTCAGCATGCGGTTGACGTCGTCCCACACATCCTTGCTCCAGGATCCGGGCGCCACGACCATGAAGGTCGCCGGGAGGTGCCCGTCGGCGTCGAGCTTCTTGGCGAGCTCGACGTGCTCCTCATAGCTGTACACCGTGTCCCGGCTGTACTTCCGATAGATCGCCTGCAGCCTGTCCACCGGCGCGTTCTCCAGCTCCTTCTTCGTGACGAGCCTGTCCCCGCTGGATCTCCAAAAGCCGTGCGCGTCGATCTGCCATTGCGCCCGGGTGTAATCCTCTTTGCTCTTGCTGACGGGGATATCGGCGTAGGCCGTCGAAGTATCCGTCGGCAGTTTGCGGAACAGGAGGATATACTCGGGACAGCCGACGCCCATCTTCGTGCCGTCTTTGCACTGTTCGGTCCAGCCGAGGCGGTAGGTCTGATTGTTCTCGCGCACGACGTCGGTGACGACGGTGATCATGCCGAAATACTGAAAGCCGTGCTTCATGTAGTGCTCGATGCACATCGCGTGGAAGGGCTCCATCGTCGGCATGCCCGTCCCGGTGGCGTTCCCGAAGAGCACTCTGTCCTTGACGTGGCAGGCGAACACTCTTCCCGGCCGCAGGATCCGGAGCAGCTGCGGGCTCAAATAATCCATCTGCTCAAAGAAGCGCGCCGTGTTCTCGTTGTGGCCGAAGTCGTTATAGCTCGGCGTGTACTCGTAATGGTTGGAAAAAGGAATGGAGGTCAGGATCATATCGACACTGTTCTCCTCCATTCTGGCCGTCTCTTCGACACAGTCGCCGTGAATGGCCATGTAGCGATTTCCCTTTACCTCCATGTGTTCAACTCCTATACTGCGGGACATGCGCTCGGCCTGTGCGGCCTCGTTCAGCCCGTATTTTTTTACGATCTCCCTCATCCGCTCCTGCTGTTCGTTGTGGAGCTTCCACTTCTCCATCAGCGCCCGGTAGATCGGCTCCTCTGCTTCCGTGTAGATGATGTCGATGATCACCTGCTCCGTTTGCAGAAAGCGGTAAATGCGGTGGATCGCCTGAATAAAATCATGAAACTCATAGTCGATCCCGACGAAGATCGCGCGGTGACAGTATCGCTGGAAGTTGCACCCGCAGCCGGACAGGCTTTTCTTTGTGGCGAACAGTCTTGTCCTACCCTCGGAGAAGTCGATCACGCGCCGCTCGCGCTCGTCGTAGTCCATAGCTCCGAATATGTCCACGGTCTCCGGGAGGATCCGTTTGAGCTCGTGACGTTCCTCTTCCCGGTCGTGCCACAGGATGAAGTGCGCGCCCGGGTCGCTCTCGACGATCTCCTTGGCCAGGGCGCAGCGATCCGGTATGCTGTCCTTTTTTTCATGCGAGGCCTCCTGTAGATTGGTGGCGGCGTCGTTCATCATCTTGTACTGCCCGTCCTTATCCGCGATCCCCTCATATCCGCGGGAGATCATGTGCGGCCTCACGTCCATCGGCGGCAGGGCGTAGCCCTCATCGTCGTATCCGAGGTCGGAAGGCTTTGAAATGAACAGCGCCCAGCTCGATACCCAGAGCCAGAACTCCTCTTCCTTGTGCGGATACAGCGTCAGGTTGTTCGCCTTGGTGCTGTCCCTCTGGAAGAAGCGCGTCAGCGCCTGCCCCGTGTCCATGACTTCCAGGAAGCCGGCGTAGTGGATCAGCTCCTTGAGCCGGTTCGGCGCGGGCGTGGCCGTGGCCACGAGCTTATATTTCACGCCCTTGAACTTCGGCAGGAACGTCTGATAGGTCTTGCTTCCGAAGGAGCGCAGCACCGCCGCCTCGTCGAGCACGCAGCAGCTGAACGCCGTCGGGTCGATCTCGCCGTCGCGCACGCGCTCATAGTTGGTCATGTAGATCTTGCCGTCCTCGCTCGCCTGTCCCGGTTCCGTGATATACCGCGGCGGCTCCATACCCAGCAGCTGCTCCGCGTCGCGGCGGAACTCCTGCCGGACGCCGAGCGGCAGCACGATCAGCGCCTTGCCGCCCTCTTGCCCCAGTACGAGCCGGCAGTATTCCAGCTCCTGGAGCGTCTTGCCGAGGCCGAAGCTCTCGAACAGGGCGCGGCGTCCTCCCGCCACGGCCCAGGCGACAGCGTCCCGCTGATGCGGTTTCAAAACCGGGTGGATCTCCGAGGGATCGACATGGAAGCCGCTGACCGGCGCGACCTCCACCTTCGTTTTCAAAAACTCGAGATAATTCAATGGCTTACTCCCTCTTATAGATGAGCTCCGCTTCATCCCATCCGGGATACATCTTTTTCAGGTACCCACGGAAGAACGCACGCAGCTCTTTTCTCTTGACGCTTTGGTCATATTTCCGGTGGCAATCCGCGCAGAGCGTCAGCACATTCTGCTCGATGCCGAGCCCGCCCTGTGACCGGGCGATATAATGCGCGTTCGGCGAGGCTCTCCGGGAGCCGCAGTATACGCAGCGGCCCCCGTCCCGGTCCCACACGGCACGCTTGACCTCATCCGAGATCGCCAGCGCCTTTGTCCGCTTGCTTGTCACAGTCTCTTCACGGAGAGGCGGCGCTCCTGCCGGGCCTCTACGGTATAGGCGGCCTTCTGGATGATCTTCGAGGTCACGACGTACTTTCCGCTGATGACCTTCTCGCGCTCGCCCACGAGCTTCTTGATCTTGTCGTTGACCTCGCCGTATTCGCGGTAGGCCTGGGCCAGCTCGTTCTTGCGGTCGATAGCCGCCTCCAGCTCGCCGTCGTCGATCTGCGTCTCGGGCAGCTCATGCGACGCCGTGCAGAGGTGGCGCATCTGGCACTTCTCGCACACGGAGATATCGTCGCAGGCCTCCGGGATCGTCTTGCCGGTCTTGTCCGCGAGCGCGGCGTAGATCCCCTCGGCCTTCTTCAGCAGCGCGTCGGCGCGAGCCCAGTCGAAGGGAACCTCGATGATCTTCAGCTCGCCGGTCAGCTTGTTGACCAGGATGAAGAAGCCCTTCTCCTTCTCGAACTTCCAGCAGTAGGTAAGGAGCTGCGAAGGATAAGCGCGCACGTAGTAGCGCTTGGAGTTGTAGAAGTCTTCGATGGCGTTGAGTCTCTCCCATTCGTACGGGGAAAGGCCCTTGATCTCTCCGGGGTACAGCTGCCCGTCCCCAGGATCCTTGATGCGGATGTCCTCGCGCCCGGTGATCAGCGGGTTCTCGACCTTCCAGCTGCGTTGTGTCGGCGTGATGATCTCAAGCCCCGCGTCGCGCAGTTTCTTGATGGCGTATTCCTCGATGGAGTTGCCGAGGTCGAAGATGTTCTGCAGGCCCTCGTCGTGCGGCACCTGCTCCTCCCAGTTATTGATGAGCAGATACAGATACCGCGGGCAGGGATGCCCGATATTCGACGCGCGGAGGTTGTTGCAGGGATAGACTTTGATCTCGCTCTTCACGAAATCCGAGACCTTCCCGGATATGTATTCAGCTGTCAGCATGATCAGCGCCTCCCTTCATACGGATCGTCGCCGTCGCCGTAGGGCGGCGGGCCTTCCTCGGGTTCATCGTCCAGCGCGTCGAGGTCGATCTCGCCGCGGTCGGCCTTCTTCTGGCACGCCATGCACAGCATGTGGCCGTATTTGCCCTGCGCGTAGCTCGCCACCTTCTGGGAGATTTTCGCGCCGCAGGCCTCGCAGCACACACCGCTGTCCTCGGCCTTGCCGGTGTTCCCGCCCTTCGAGCCGGTCTTGAAGGTATAGCCGCTCGAACCGCCGACCGGAACGCCGCAGGCCTCAAGCGAGGCGGCGTCCAAGTTGCGCAGTCCGGGAAGGATCGCCTTTATGCCCCTGTTGAGACAGTTTGTATAGGCCCCCTTCTTCACATCGGCAAGATCGATCTCGTCCACGCTCTTGCGTTTCTCTTTCTTACCGGCGTAGAACTCATCCTTCGCGCTGCGCATGCCCTCGGCCTCGATCTCCTGCGCGCCCATGCGGAAGGTCATGCGGTAGGTATAGGTCGGATAGCCCTCGCCGTCGAACTCGGTTTTCGGATAGCCCGGATGGATGCTCCAGGTGATCCCGAACAGGCGCGCGACCTTCGTCGCTCCGCTCTCCTGGAGATACGGCACGCCGCCGATCAGCACCCAGTCTTTCTTGGTCGTCACGCGAACGGCCGCGGCCATGATCTTGTTCAGCGCCTCGACCATCTTGTCGGCACGCTCGGCCAGTGCAAGGACGTTGTCATAGTCCATGCTCATCAGGGCGTCCTGCTCGTCGCGGACGCTCACGGGCATATTGCCCTCATACGGTGTCATTTCGTTCATACTAAAACCCCCATTTTCTTTAAGTACTTCCGAAGGCGTTTCAGCCCCCGCAGGATGGAGAGCGCACGCTTGCGCTCGGTGAAGTAAAACTGTGTCATATCGGAGAGGTCATCGGGGATGAAATACCCATTCCCCTGATTGACGATCACGTAGCCCATCTCTCGGGCTATCTCGATCCTCTTTCGCATCAGTCTGTCCGATATGTCCAGAGCTTGGGAAAGTTCGCGCCGCGTCCTCGGCGTCGGGCCGAGCTCGTTGAGCAGATCTTCGATCACAAACGGCAGCGGCTCTACAGGCTCCTCCGCGTCCCGGATATTCTGGAGATACATCTGCGCGTCGTCGCCGAAAAGATCGCTCACAGAAGCCGTCAGCGTGCTTGCAAGCAGATCCGCTACACGGGGCGTGGGAAGACATACTCCGTTTTCAAAACGGCTGATCATGCCGACGTCGATCCGAGGCTCAGCTTCCTGAAGGATCTCGGCGAGCTCCTTCTGCAAGTAGCCCGCAGCCTCGCGTGCGGCCTTGAGGTTGTTGTTCATTTCGTACCCTCCACCAAATAGGGGAAGACCTTCGCAAGAGCCGCGAGGGCCACGATCGCGAGCACGATCCAGGAGAGCACCTCTGAGTTGATCATCTGGAGCACCGCGGCTCCGGCCGCATACACATAGACTTTTTTCATTTGCGTTTTTCTGCGCGGTGTGCTATACTGTCCCCAGCTCAAAAAGCTTTCCGCGCGTCCCCTTTCCGCCGCCTGTGCCAGCAGGCGGCTTTTTTATTCGGCCCCGTAGACCTCGCTGATCTTCCGCAACTTAGTGTCTCTGTCCTCGATCGCCTCTTTGAGCGTTGCGATCTCGCTCTCGCGGACCTTGATCTCTTCCTTGAGCTTGCCGGTCTCTGCCTTGAGCTTGACGGTCTCTGTCTTGATCCGAATGATCTCCTTAGCCATCGAGACGGCAACCTGCACGGCAAGCTCATATTTTTCTTTGTACGGTCGCAATCTGAACATCGTCATTCCCTCCTTTCCTTTGTTTTGCCTGACGCCCTGGCGAGGGCGTCAAAGTACCGGATCGCCTCCGCCACCGTGGAGAACACAATCTGTCCCGGGTTTCCTCCGTCCAGGTCGGCGCTCGTAATCTCCGCAACTGTCGTCAGCCCTCGGACGTTCTCCACGCAACAGATGCCGAGCCTGTAGCGCCGCCCTCGGAACTCGACTTCCTTGTCGACCAGAGGAAAATGCCATTCCCTTTGTTCCCAATTTGTTGTCGCTTTTTGTTTCTCCATTTGGTATCCTTTCTCACAAGAAGGGCGAAAGCCCCGATCAAACGGGAGAACAGGTATCCGGCTAGTTGCCGGGCCTACCGATCTCCACCCTTGTCAGAACCGCTTACCCGTCGTCCCCGGGCAGGCGGTTTTTATTTCGCTCGGCGTTCCTTGTCTCGCTCTTTCTGCCGTGCAAGGATCTCCTCCCGATGCGCGAGGTAATATGCCCGTTTCTTTTCCCGCAGCTCCTCTCGGTGGCTCTCGCGATATGCTTTGTGCTTCTCTTTCAGAACTGCTTTGTTCTCCCGGTAGTAGGTTGAATTCTTAGCAGAGAGCTCATCTCGGTGCGCGAGCCAATAGATGTGATCCGTGTCGCGTTCTTCGGCGCGGTGTGCCTGGGCATAGGCCTTGCGGCGGGCAAGGTTCTTGTCCCTGTTCGCCGCGTAATATGCCTGCTGGTAGGCGCGGCGCTTTTCCGGATCCTGTGCGGCGCGTTCCCGGGCGTGCGCTTCGGCCTTGGTCTTGCGAGCTCGGGCCTCTCGGTGGTCGAGCCGCTCCACGATGGCGACCTCGTCGAGATCGCGGTCGAGCTGAAGCTGATGTTCGTCGGGGATGTATAGGTCGTCCTCGTACTCGATGTCGATGCTGATGTCGACGTGATACATCTCGGCGCGATCTTCCTCTGTGAACGGCATGTGCCAACCTCTACGAGAGGAACGCGGCCCGGATCTCCTCTACGGGAACGTGCCCGAGGCGGTGGATCCTGTCCCATTCTTCCGTCGTGATCTGACCGGGATCGTTCAGCCTTTGCCGCGCTGTGTTCTCCGAGCACCCGAGAATGCCGGCCAGCCTCGGCGCGTTGAGCTCGTACCCGAGGAGCAGACGGCGCTCTTTCTCATACGGCCTCTTCGGCGGCTTTACGTGTGGCATGGTTCTCTCTCCTGGACTGCGAATTCTTCCGGATCAGTCGGATCAGATCGGCGAAGTGCTGCTTATGTAAGGTCGGGGTTCCGACCGAACGGCGGGCCGTGTTCCCGTACGCGCCCTTCCGCCATTCGCTTTTGTGGCTGCGGATCCGGTGGTTCTGTGCACTGGACATTTCCACTCCTCCTTTCATTGAGTGTCCAACGCTGTAAGGCTCTCCATCGTCACGCCCTCGGCGGCCAGCTGCTTTCCGCGCTTTTCGTAGACGCGCAGCGAGTACATGTACTGCCTCCGGCGATATCGGATCGCCTCTTCCTTCTTTGCGAGCTTGACATATGGCGACGCGGTCAGCCGCGCGATCTCCTCGTCGACCTGCTCATCGGTCATTATGTCTCTGGGCAATGCGGCACTCCCTTTCTTGTTTTGTCTTTTTAGGACATTATGCTCCAAAAAAAATAAGGTCCACTTCCTCGGCAGAAAGATTATATCGCCGCCTAATAGCCGCAATATCGCTCTGCCGGAAAGAGACCTTCCCGTTCAGCTTTTCGTTTAAATTGGATGCGCTTATGCCGATTGCCTTTGCAAGATCTGCCTGGGTGTCGCCAAACTCCACCATCTTGGCCTTCAGAAGTTTCCCGTTCATTGTTTCACCTCCTCTCCCGATAAATGTCTTTTCAGGACAAACCCATAGTAGCACGCCTTGTTTGTCTTGTCAAGAATATTTTTCTTGATTTTCGGAAAAAATATGGTAAAATAAAGACAACGCAAAGAGAGGTGTTCAGAATGACAACTGGAGAACGCATTAAAGAAGCTCGTTTGGCAGCTCATTTAACTCAAAAAGAGCTTGCTGAAAAGGTCGGAGTGAAGTTTTCTGCAATTCATAAATATGAAGCTGGTATTGTTGTTAACCTAAAGCGTGAAACAATAGATGCTCTTGCAAGGGCTCTTAATGTAAAACCATCTTGGCTTCTCTGCCTTGATCTTGACGACAACTTCGATCCGTTCATAATTGGAAAGCAGATTTCTCGGATAAGAGAATACCGCGGAATATCACAAGAGCGTCTTGCTTCGGCCCTTGAAACTGATGTGCAGACAATCCAGAGATACGAAAGAGGTCTGGGATTAAATTCGCCCGGGCAGCTTGACAGGATTGCGCAGGTCTTGAATTGTAGCATTGGCATGCTTACGGATTCTTCCTCGGGGCCTCTTCGCGACAGGCCTTATGATCCGGATGTCCATTATGTAGTCAGAAGCAAATCGGAATCTGCAGCGATTATCGATTTAATAAAAAAAGAGAAAAACCCACCTTCTCTTGAAGATTATTTAGTCCTCCATGATTATCTTTCTTTGAGCGATGAAGGGAAAACGTATATTCGTCGTACGCTGGATATGGCAATGAAATCTTTCCCTCGTGACGAATCATGTTCTGATCAGTGAAAGGTGGTGATCCATCTGTGAAAGACAAATACTGTCGTAATTGCGGACAGGAAATCGGGGGAGACTGGAAGCACTGCCCGAACTGCGGCACACCCGTCTCACAATTCGAGCAGCAGATCACATACAGACCAGCCGCCACCGCGCCTACTCCTCCCTCTGATCCTCCTCGCGTTGAAGACAGATCTTCGTCGGCGAGAGTGCTTTCTTTGAAAGAAAGAATCACATCGGGGCTTGGATCCGCCGGCGTTGTTGTGTGGTACATAATCAGCATCTTTTATTCGATCGCGCCCTTGATGATTCTCAAGTTCCCGTTATGGGTAGATCTGTTGCTTATTCTCGCTATGACAGCTCTCCCCTTCATCGGAGAGACGATTCGCCTTGCCCTCTTTATCTGGGCCTTTGTTGTCGCCATCCACATGTCTCTGTCTGTCTTGACGGTAGTATTCTTTGTTTTTGCGGCGATCTATGTTTTCACCGAGGCGATCCCTCTGATAGTCAGCCTTACAGATCTCTTCGAAAGGTAGAAATGAAAATCCCTGAGCCTCGAAAACTGAAAAGCGGATCATACTTCATCCAGCTGCGGCTGGATGGCGTCAGCGTGCCCGTGACGGCGTCCTCGGCGAAGGAGTGCAAGCGGCAGGCCGAGCTGATCAAGGCCGAGCACCGCGCCGGCGTCCGACAGCTCAATAAGTCTGCGCGGGATCTGACGCTCCTTGAGGCCGAGACGAGATACCTTCTGCACCACAAGCCGGTCCTCTCCCCCTCCACCTTCCGCGCATACGACATCTACAAAGACAAGCGCTTTCCGGCCTATCAGCATAAGCGCCTGACGGAGATCGACTGGCAAGCCATGATCAACGAGGAGCTGGCCAAGAAGAGCGAGAAGACCGTCAAGAACGCCTGGGGCCTCGTGCATGCGTCCCTCGTGCACGTCGGCTATCCCGTGCCGTCCGTGAAGCTGGCAAAGGTCCCCGTCAAGGAGATCCCGTTCCTGCAGCCGGAAGAAATCCTTCCGTTCTGTGAAGCGGTCAAGGGGCGGCCCTATGAGATCGCTGCGCTGCTTGAGCTCAACGGCCTGCGCCTGTCCGAGGCGCGCGGGCTGACATGGGACAAGATCGACATCGTCACGCCCGAGAAAGAGAGCATCACCGTCCAGGGCGCGACCGTCCGCGGTGTCGGAGGTTACGTCGACAAAGAGACGAACAAGAACAGATCTTCGACGCGCATCGTGCCGATCCTCATTCCGCAGTTGATCGACGCCCTCGCCGCCGTGAAGGACAAGAGCGGGAAGGTCGTCAAGCAGGCGCCGCAAACGCTGTCTGACGATATCAACCGCGCCTGTGAGCGCGCCGGCGTGACCGTTGTCGGCAATCATGGCCTGCGTCACTCCTTCGCCTCCCTTGGCTACCACCTCGGCATACCCGAGCGGCAGATCATGGAATGGGGCGGATGGTCAGACTTCACCACGATGCACAAGGTATATATCCGGCTCGCCGCATCAGACCGTTCCCTCAATCAGGCCCGTGTAAAATCCTTCTTTGAAAAAGAAAATGCTAACGAAAATGCTAACAGCATTTCGAAAGCATAGTGTTTTCAATGCCTTATAGGTCATTCGGTGGTTGTTTCGAGTCCCACCACCGGCACCAGTTTTCGAGAAAGCCCGTAGTCGTTGAAACTACGGGTTTTTCTTGTAATATCAATCGTTTCGCGGTTTTCCTGTCCCTCGATATTCTGCGGATAGCCGCAAGTTTTCACGGCTTCCGTTAGCATTTTTCGGGAGAAAATGCTAATGAAAATGCTAACAAAACGGCACCCTCTCGGGTGCCGTTTCTTTTGTTATTCTGTCTCCGCGTCGGGCGGTTCGTCGAGCTTGGCCTGCAGCATCTTAATCCCCTTCTTCAGCCAATCCGGCATGGGAGTGCCGAGCTTCCCGATGTTCTCAATAATAGAGCCCAGCTCCGTAAAGATGTACCACACGGCGACGATCAGCGTCAAATAATTCTTATACTGCCAATCACCGATCAGGGGCGCGGCCGCGCTGTGCAGCACGACCTGCACGGCGATGTCGCACAGCGCCGCCACCAGCAGCGCCGCGATTTCGCCCAGCTTATGCCATAGGCCCTGCCGGGCGATAGTGCTTGACCATTCGTTGTTCGCGCGGGCGGCGAGGGAGCCGGTGATGTAGTCCATCACCATCGCCACGATGAAGATGGCGATCGCCCAGCCGACCCATCCCCAAAGCGCCGTGAGGAATGTGAGGACCAAAGTGATGGCCGCTTTGATCTCGGTCGCTTTATCAGGTGCGTTCATTTTCCATTTGTCCTTTCTATATCAGCCCTCGCCCGGGAGGCCGGCGGCTTCCTTGAGCTTGGCTTTCGCCTCGTACATGGCGTCCTCGGCGGCCTGGGCGCGGCGGATCTCCGCGGCAACGGCAAAGGGAACCTTGCTCGCCTTGCCGCGCGGGAGGATATAGGTCTTGCCGTTGACCGCGACAAAGAAGTTCGGATCCTTGTTCGCGTCGGAGCGAGGGATGAAAACCTCGACAAGTTCGCTGCTTTCGAAAACAAAATTTTCGGGCAGCTTAACGACAGCATTTTCGGGCTGCTCAACGACAGCATTTTCGGGCTGCTCAACGACAGCATTTTCGGGCTGCTCAACGACAGCTTCATTCTTTTCTTTAGCCATAGGAAATCTCCTTTTTAAGTGTAATGATTTAGAAAACGGGAGCAGGGCAAAGAGGTGAAGAAGTCCCTGCCCCCGTCGATTGGGGGTTGCTGATTAGTTGGCGTCGTCGGTGCCGCTGTAGGAGCTGGTGCTCATCACGCGGAGCAGGCGCTCGGGGTAGAGAATGGTGGCGCCGTTGGTCTCGAACTTGTAGCCGATAGTGCTAAACTGATTCAGAGGCCCACCAATCTCGCCCTTATCATGGATGATCATTTCCAGGGCTCCGCCCTCGGGATCAATAATCCCAAACGCGTCCTTCCCGAAGAAGAACGTGGCATAGGCCGCGACGCCCTCGCCGGCGCCTTCGCCCGGATAGATCACCGCGTTGTCGGAGATGGATCCGAAGTTGGTCGAAGCGAAGGTGAGCGCGCTGGCGGTGTTCGCGGTGATAACGGCCTGCACGCCGTTAATCATGATCGTGCGGCCGACCAGGGCAGAGCCTGCAACGGTGCCGCCGTCGAAGTCGACGGTCGTGATCGCGCCGGAATAGCCCGCCTGCTTGTTGATCGCAAGCGTGCGGCTGTTGGAGGCGAGGTTCGCGCCTTTCAGGACCGGGGCGAAGACGTTCTCGATGAAGCGCACGCCGTGCAGCTCGCCGATCTCCCCGTTGAACAGCTCCTCAGGAGAAGCGTACTTGTGCGCCTCGATCCAGCCTTCCTCGTTGCGGAGATCTTCCGCAACCGAAGGATGAATGACCGCATAGTAGCGGCCGTTGATGCGCGGCACGCGGTTCTTCTTCAGGATCGTCACGGCACGGTTGATCATGGCCGGCGTGAGGTGGCTGTGATAGGTGCTGTCCTCGATGAGGCCGCCCTGCATGGAGACAGCCGCCGCCACCGCACCAGTGGCCCGGGTGATCTTGTCGCAGTAGAGCACGTTGGTGCCGGTCAGCAGCGCGTCGCGGATGAGCTTCTCCTGCGTCTCGGCGGCGGAGGCGCCCATCTCTTCGGTCGCGCCAAGGATCACGTCGTCATAGGCGCGCAGCTCCAGGCGGTCGGTGATGGCCGTGTAGGTGCCGTACTGGGCGATATCGCCGGTGATGGACGAGACGCCGAACTTCTGGCCGGTCGGGATCACGCCCTCGGTCAGCTGGCCGGCAGGCGCGAAGGAGTTCCACTTGCGCCACTCGACTCTGCCCTTGTGGTTGGCGGGCAGGGGCTGACGCTTGGCGAACTGCGCGTAGACCTGTTCGACACGCGCGTTCTCCAGGAGCTCGGTGTCGTAGAAGTCCTTCATCTCCGCGGACAGGGTGTTGCTGCCGGAGAAGGCCTGAGCGGCGCTGGCATCGTAGGCGTTGGGGTAGTTGGTGGTGCCGTTCACGAGCGTACCCGCGTCGGCGAAGAACTGAATGTCAAAAAGATATTTCTTCATTTCACTTTTCCTTTCATGTTTTTGTCGGGCTTAACCTCCGGGACGAATATGCTCGCCGCGGTAACCGGCGTCGCGGATCCTCCGCTTGAGGTCTTCCCTCTGTTCTTTGGGCATTTGGCTGTAGGGAATGTTGCCGAGCGACGCAGCCTGGGAGCCGGTCTCTCTCGGCCTTTCGGATCCGGAGCGCACGGACGCGCTCACGGCTTCGCGGGCCTTCTGCACAGCTGCTTCGACCTCCGACTGCCGGGCTTCCGGGTGAAGCGCATAATATGCTGCCTCCACGGTGATCTTTGAGCCTGGTCGCATCATATCCGCGAACTCGTCGTTATCGAGCTCGCGCATCAGATCAAAGCCGGGGACTTTCGACTGGAACTCGGCCGCCTGTCTTACCACATCATTAAAACGGTTGCGGGCGAGTGCCTCCTTATTGAATACGTCCTGCAGCTTCTGCTTCCGCTGTTCAGCTCTGGCCATGCGCGCCTTCTCCTGCTCCGCAAGCTCAAGCCTGTGCGCGATCTCATCGGTCGTGCCGAGCTCATTGGCCTTCGCCTCCGAGAGGCTGTTGTCCTTGCGGAAGTTCTCGAGGAGCTGGTCGATGTCAAGGTTTTCAGGATCCATCCCATAGCGTGCGGCCATGAAGTCGATCAGTACCGACGTCTTCCCTTCACGGTCCTCGTACTGCTGGATTTTTTCCTGCAGGTTCTTGATCCTTTTCTTGACAGCGCCCTGCGTCTCGGCGGCGATCTCTTCCTTGTACGCATCTCGGATTTCTTCCCAGGGTTTCCGGTCGGCGACGCCGGGAGCCTCCCCGCCTGTATCTTCCGCAGCATTCTCGACGGCCGGCTCTGTGGCGGCGGCTGTCTGCGCGGGAACGGGAGCGGGTCTGCTTGCTGCCTTTCTCTTCTTGAACTTTTCGATTCTGTCCTGGGGAACTCCGAGCTGCGAGAGCCTCGCCTCCACGCTGTTGTCCTGCCCGGCGGCGGCAGATGTTTCGCCCGTGGCCTGTCCTCCGTCTCCGGCTGCCGCGCCGTCGCCGGCGCCGTCCGCAAAGAACTGAAGATCAAGCCTTTCGATTTCGAACATAGAGTTTCCTCCTTCTATGGGTTAAGCCCACGACTCTTTGATCTGCGGGTATAGCCCGCGACTCTTTGAGCCGATTATATAGTTCTGCTTTTCTCCTTCTCTAACAGTCAGAGCAAAATTTTTTCTGCGAAGAAAAACGAGAGGGCAGAACACTTTCCGCCCTCTCGCCTTATCATGTTTTCACTTGAGCCAGGGTGCTTTTTTACGGATGGTCTTCTCGTTGATCCCGAGCGCCTGCGCGAGCCGGCTCTTCTGTTCCGGCGTCAGTTTCAGCGTGTCGATGTAGGCGAGCTTCTGCGTGACTACGGAATAGCTGTCGGTTTTCCCGTCGCCGTCCGCGTCCACGCCGTGGAAGGTTCCCATCATCTTCGCGGCCTGCATGTAGTCCACGGGGCTGATATAGCCGGTCAGTCCGCTCGACTGATAGTTCCTCGCCTGCGTGATGGAGATCTCTTCGGTGCCCGGATTGGCGCGCACAAACTGCAGTCTCTCCAGCTCGTCGGCGGCCTTCTCCTCGGCGTCCTCTTTGCCGAAATACTTATACGACATGAGGATATCGAAGGCGTCAGCGTCGGACACATTGCCGTTGAGGTATTCGTCTTCCAAATCGCCGGGGGCAAAACCGTAATCATGTTCTACAAGATACCCTTCAACGCTCTTTTCTGCTTTCTCCTGTTCAATGCCGCCGTATCTTGTCAGCAGCTGAACGGCTCGCTCGCGGGAGATGTTGCCGATCTTTACCTCATTGGCGATATCCGAATACTCGATACCGGTATCTTTCTCGCACTGCCACTCACTGATCTTCTGCTCGGCCTCGGCCTGGGTCTTCCCTCCATAGGTCTGCAGATAGCGGATGGCCGTATTCTTCGGAATATTTCCGGCGATATATTCATCCCCGAGCTTAGAGTAGCTTGTGCCGGTGACAACTTCCATCGTCCACTGTGTTGCAGTATTCTCAGCTGTCTTTCTGGTCATGCCGCAATACTGCTGCAAGAGATGGATGGTCTCGGCCTTCATGATCTTCTGTTCCTCGCCGGTGTACAGTTCTTTGATATAGCCTTTGAGAGAAGACCTCACGTCTTTCTCATCCTTGAAGTTTTCTTTCAGCCGGTTGGCCTTTGCCGTGTCTCCGGACTGCAAAGCAGCGAAGAGCAGCCTCGTATTCTGCGCTTTTGTCCGGTCGACGCCCGCCTCGAAGGATCCGAACTCGCCATTCCTGATATCCTCAGCGTGGTTCATGATCATCTCGGCCCATTTCATAAGATTTCCGACAGGAGCTCCGATGAACTGTCCGGCCGCCTTGGCCAGCTTGCCGACCTGCTTCCACTTCGCCTCTGCGTCAGCGTTCTTGTCCTTCAGCTTCTTGTACGTATTCAAGGTCTCCGTGAGCGTCGTGTTGATAGTGTCCACGCCGTTGAGAGAGATCCCGTAATACCGTTCGCCCGTAGCCGCGGATTTGAGCAGGGTGAAAAGCTCAGCCCCGCCGAGGAAGTTGGAAGTCAGCGTTTCGGCGAAGTTGACAAGGAGCGTATGCACGACGCTCTCTTTCGTCAGCTCGTCGTCATCGTCGCGGTAGGCGTTCATGCTGTGCATGATCGCATCAGCGGCTGCCTTGAACAGAACGATCATCCCGGAGGCGATCAGCTGCGACGTGCCCGCCCACAGGAAGCGCGTCCGTGCAACGCTCACATCTTCGACGGTCACGCCGTTGATGCCTGCTTTCAGATCGTGGGAATACTTCATGTACTCGGCAGCGGAGCTGAACAGAAGGTTCGTGTTCTGCAGGCGCTGCGTCATGAACATCGTAAGCTGCTTTACCACGGCATGAGGATTGCGGAGGATGTCCGGGCGCTGCATGGTGGTATAGTCCGGCTGCGTGCGCTCGATCACACGGTTGTAAACCTCTGCGACCTTCATCATGTATTCGTCGCTGCCCCGCCGCAGTTCGGAGAAATTCTCGTCGACGTAATACTTCGAGGCCTGCCACAGGCCGCCCGTCGTCAGGCCGTCTGCGAACTGGATCCATCCGGTCAGCCATTTGGTCTTTTGCATGATGCGGTTCATCAGCTGCTCGTTAGATTTGATGTCGCCGAGTTCCGCCGTCGAATAGCCCTGCATGCGATACCAATACAACGGCGTCCACTTTGCAATCTCTTCCCGTAGCCCCTTATCCCACATGGGGTTCTTCATATCGACAAGGGCTTTTGTCAGCGGCCTGTATCCGATCTCCGCCGCGGCGGTCGGCCAGGACGCGGTCTGTGAGAGCGTCACACGGAGGTTGACAGTCAGAGCCGCGCCCGCCATGTTGCCGCGCAGCGCATCAAAGATATTTGCCTCTGTCTTCCTCGCGCCGTTCAGATCGGCGATCAGGTTCTCGATGTACTTCTTGCCCTCGACGCCGAAGGTCTCGCCTACGGCCTTCTGGACGGTCATGGTGTAGCCCGTGCGGCTCTTGCCGTATGCCTTGTTGAAGTTTCGGATCACCGGCATGAGGCCGCAATACTGCGCCGTCCTCCGGAGCTGGGAAGAGATCACGTCCGTGATATCCTCCAGAAGGATCGGATTGCTCGCCGTGACACGCTCTTTCATAAAGCCGGCGTTCTCGAGGCTCATGTCACGCGTGATTGTATCGAAGCTCGCGGTGCGGTAATCCGGGTCCGTGTGGATCGGGAAGTACCGCTCGACCTGTGCCTTCTGGAAACCGTACACCATCTCCGTGACCTCGTTGAGCTTGCCCTTCGAATACACGTCGAAGAACTCCTTCGCCGCCGAGATCCACTTGCGGTCGTACTCTGTCAGCTGCTCTTCGATCTTGGAGCGCATGCCGTCGATATAAGCGTCGGTCTCATCCTGGAGCTCGGCCAGCCTTTCGCTGAGCGCGTCCTTTTCCTCCTGGGTCTCGGCATCGGCGAGCTGACGGTTGACCTCCTGGATCTCCTCGTAGAAGGCCACGGCGTGGCCGGTCTTTCCGGTGAAGGCCTCCTTCATCTTGCTGTTGTAATACTCCCGCAGCCGCGGCACGGTAAGCCCGCCGTATGCGATATGCCGCGCGTTCTGCTCGTTCTGCAGGTGCATGTACACAGACAGCATCATGCCGCGCGTGACGAGGATCGCGTTGCCGTCGGCGTCCTTCAAGCCGATGTCCACAAGGTTCTTGCGGTCGTGCAGCGTCTTCATCTGCTTATCGTCGATCAGCTCGCGGAAGATCGCGCCGCCCTCCATCATGATCTGCGTCTGCGTGAGCTGGCCCTTGTTGAGCATCTCATACATCTGGTGCCACATGGAGTTTTTCTTATACCCGCCGAAGAGGCTGAACGCAGTCTCGGGCGTGGCCTGTCCGAAGACGAACTTGCGCAGCAGCACGGTCGGCACGCTCTTCGCATTCGTGGCCTCGGTCATCATCTGGTTCCCGGCCTCAAAGGCGGTCGCCTCGATCTGCGAGCCGACAAGGCGGTTCGCGTTCTGGATCGTAGTCTTCAGCGCGCGGAGGACGTTGTAAACGCTCTCGAGCTCGCTTCCGGTCAGATCGTAGATGCTGCCTTCGCCGATGTTCTCGGCAAGTTTCTGCAGCATACCGTTGATCGTCTCTTCAAAAGCGAGCGCATAATGCTCTGCGTTGGCAAGCGCCTCATACTGCACGCGCAGCTCGGCGAGCGCGGCCTTTGCCTTGACGTCCCGGCCGGAGGTGGTGTCGATGGAATTGAGGATCTCCGCCGTGGCCTTGACCAGCTCGCGCGGAACGTAGCGCTTCTCCCCGGGCTTGACCAGCATATCCGACAGTTCCCTGTGCAGCTTCTTGATCTTCCCGCGGAGGGCAGTGTCGGAGCGCTTCCCGCGCTGCCGCTGCATCATGTCGCGGTAGTGCTGCTTGACCTTGTCGACGGCCTCGTACTTCATCGCCTTTTCGGAGAGGCGGACTTGCCGGACCTTCTCCGCGGCCTCGCGCTTGATCTCCTCGATGCGCGCGTCCTTCTGCTCGCGCAGGGCGTCGAGTCTGTCCTTGTCCTTGGCGATCTGGGCGTTGAGCCGCTGCTGTGCCCGGTCTGCGTAGGTGGCGGCGGACTGCCGTACCTCCTCGCCGAGCATCGCGTCGATGATCTCATTCGCCGCAGCATCGACCGCCTCGCCGCGGTACTGCTCGAACACGTTGCCGTACTGCGGCTTCCACAGGTCGAGGTAATCCCCGATCATGTTCAGCATATCGCCGGGCGCGTATGTATCCTCCGGGAACAGGCTCTCGCCGAAGGTGCCGGAGAGCTCGCCCCACAGGCTGTCGATCGTGCGGCCGCGCTCACTGACCGTGAAGTACCGGCCATAGCGGCGCCGGAAATGCTCGTCGCCGGTGTTGCGCCAGTCCGCAGCGGACAGATTGACGGGCGTGCTCTTGAGATAATCCTTCAGGCGGCCGAGCATCTCGCTATGGCTGTCGTCGATCAGAGCATAGTTCCCGTCGATGATATCCTCAGCGATTGCCCGCGCACGCTCGCGCAGCTCGTCATAGGATAGGGTGTCACCGTCGCTCTGCACGAGCCAGTCGCCCAGCTCTTTCAGCGCAGCCTTGACCTCGTCCTTGTCTGCGCGGCTCTCATACTCCCGAAGGAGATCATTCGCCAGGCGGTCGGTGTCCTGCTGCCGCACGGTCCGCTCCTTCGTCTGCCGCGTCTGTCCCTTCCAGTATTCGGCGCGGGCACGGAGGATCCTGTTCTCGGCCTTGAGGTTGGCGACGCTCTCGCGCCGTGCCTCCCGCTCCTCTTCGGTCTCGCCAATGCCGAACTTCTGTTTTTGACTCTTGCTTTTTTGATCGGAGTCTGCTACAATAGGTTTTGCAGAGAGCTTGGGCGGAGCGACGCCTTCCACTTCGGAAGCGCCCCCGTCGGATGCCTCTGCTTTTTTATTGTCCAACATAAGCAGTTCGCCATTCGGCGTGAGGATGCTGTGGACACTATAAAACAGGCCAGAAGTCTTTTTCACGACAACTGTCAGAATGCCGGGTTCTCCATCGATCTCGACGGGACCTGCAAAAGTCCATGTCGGAAAACCATACCCTTTGTGATTCCGGTGGTGCTCAATGAGTTTCCCGTGTTTCACAATCTCCGGAGCCGCTACACAAGACGTCGTCAAGGCCTGCCCGACAGGGTTCCTGAACTTATCGCCCTTCTTGCCGGGCATGTAATTGAAACCTTTGTTGATGCGCTTCTTGTTGAATTCGACATCACCGAAGCCTTCTCTCGTAACCGTGAGAGGATCTCCGATTTGTTCGACAATCCACGCTACCGCAGCCTGAATGTTGTTTTCATCAAATTCAAAGCCGCTTTCAACCGTAGCGATTACGGGCATTTCTTTGAGCTCATCGAGATGGCTCCTAACCTGCTCTTTCAGATGGAGGATTTCGTCTCGCTCTGTCTTTTGGTATTTCGCCTCGCTCTTCGGAGCGGGGATTTTTTTGCCCGTCACCGTCTCAGCGTGGTCGTTCTCGGTCGCTTCCGTGAGAGCTTTGTCCCACAGTTCGAGCACCTGGTCATAGGCGTCCTCGATCGCGCGCGCGGCGTCGTAGACCTCGAGATCGTCACGGAGATCCACGCTTTCGAAGGCTTCCTTGATCTTCGTGGAGACCTCTTCGATCACGTCCGCGATCTTCTCGGCGAGCGTCATGTTCTGCCGGGCGAGCTGCGTGACGGCCTTGCTGTCGCGGAGCATGGTCTGACAGGCGTTCGCGACAAGCTCGTCGACAGCGCCCTCGTGGTCAAGCTCGGCGTTGAGATCCATCTGCTGCTGCACAAGTCTCTCGAACTGCGCCGTGCTCTTCTCCAGGATGTGCGAGACAATGAAATCTTTCAGCTGCTCGTACTCGGCCGGGGATCTCTCTTTGAAGGAATGCGTCAGCTCATGCGAAAGCGAGGCGGCGGTCAACGTCTTCTCCGAGAGCTCGCCCGCGCGGATGTTCACAAGGATCGTCCCGCCCGAGAGATACACGCCGCCGGAGTTCGGATCCCCGTCATAGATCACAAAATCATAGTGCAGCACGCCGGCCAGATGTTCGATCATGGCCACGTTCTTTTTCTGCGCGCGTGACAGCTTCGAGCGGTCAACGCCCTTATAGTTGACACCGTTGAAGGTTCCGCCCTTATAGGAGACAGATCCTTTCTGACGCGCTGCGGGGCCATTCTTCGCTTCGATCTTCTTGGCCTGTTTACGAGCATCCTGATATGCTTTCGCGCGCTTCTGCACGACCTGCGCAGTCTGTGCGGCGTGCTGACGCCCGATCGCGAGCGCAAGGTTGAGCTGTGCATCCGTCAGCGTGGAAAGGACCGGGCTGCTGCGGGCCTGCTCAAAGCTGGCCTTGGTCTGCGCGCCGAACACATCGACGGCGAAGTCCCAGGCGCGGATATAGGCGTCGACGTTCTGGTCGCTGTGATAGGCGCGGAGCATCTCGTTCCCGTTCTTCCGCTCGGTGGCAGCCTGCACGAGCTGGCCGTAGCTCTCCGGCACATTGCTCAGCTCGCTGTAGGATACGGACTTTCTCGCCCCGCCCTGCTCGATCTGCACCTTCCCGTTCTCAATGCCGACGATCTTTGCGGACTTTCCGTTGTAGCTGACGCCGCTGTCCTTTGCGGTGGCCGCGCGCCCCGTCTCTCCGGTGTCCGCGTTCTGACCGTACACGTCCGAGGCGAGGAGCTTCGTGGGTTTCATCTCTTTGACCCAGCTGTTGTCGCGATAGGTGAAGCCGCCGCCGGATGCCTCGTTGCGGAGATTGCCGACGTCGAGGTCGTTCAGGATCTGCTCTGCCATGTGGTTGCCGTTGAGCAGCTGCTTTTGTTCGCGCGTGAGCTTCGGAGCTTCCGCGCCGACGCGCTCGGCCTCCTGTCGAAGAGCTTCGGTCGCAATGGCCCTTGCAAGCGCAGGAGCCTCAATACCTCGCTCTTTCAGCTTCGCCTCGACTGCAGCGGCGGTCGTTTCGATATCGCCCTGCACGTAGCTCTGCGTGGCCGTGCGGTCGAGCTTGTTGTACTGCGCGACGCTGAGCTTCCCGGGATTTCCTTTCCTGTCGAGCTGCTCGATCCTCTTCTGATACTTCTCGGCAAGGGCCTTTGCTTTCGGGTCCCCGGCTTCCCTGCCGTACTCGATGATATCGCGCGCGCTCTGATCGTCCACGGCTGTGACCGCATCACGGGCAGAGGATCCGATCTGCTGCATGCCGCCGGATGCCATACCGGAGATCATGCCGCCCGCGAAATCTGCGGCGAGGCTTTTACCCCAGTCTTGCATGGCCTTCTTCCTCGCCTCTTCGTAGCTCATGCCCTCGCTGATATATCGCTGGATATTCAGCTCGATGTCGGACTTGTCCTTCAAGATCATAGCCTGCGCGACGCTGTTCGCGAGGGACGTGTTGAACTCCTCGGAGCCCTCGACAAAGCCTTGTGTAAGCAGACCGCCAAAGAACTGCGCAAGGTTTTTCGGGCTTTTCATCGACAGCATCTTGTCAACGGAAAAGTATTCCCATGCCGCCTCGTTCAGACCGGACACAACAGAATAGATCATCGCCTGCTTCGGCGAGGCCCCGCTGTCGAGAGAGCTTTTCAGAGCATCCTTTGCCGCGGATCCGAAGAACACGGCAGATGTGCCGAGAGGCCCGGCCAGGTTGCCGAGCGTGATGGATTCGAGCACACTTTCGCTGAGCTGATACAGATCGCCCAGGCCTTTACCTTCGAGCCATCCGCTTTGAATGGTGCCGAGATCGTTCAGATCCTTCGCCCTCGTCGAGACCATCTCGTCAGCATAGTCTGCGAGGATCGGATCCGCCTTCTGCATGACGACGCCTCGCCCGGCGAGCTGCGCCATCATGTCGAGATAGTCGAAGAAATCCTCCGGGGCCGTAGCAACGCCGGCCGCAAGAGCCGCGCCGCCGGTGGCGATATTCCGTCCCCACTTCCCCTCTTCTCTGACCATCCACTCCTGCACAGGCTTCACCTTCTCGGCGTAGGCCTGGGAGTTGATCTGATTGTTGATCTTGATCGCGTACTCATCCGCGAGCGCAGGATCTGAATTAAACAGGCTATAGTAGAGGTCGAGGTCTTTCTGTTCCCACTTGTCCGTGGGCTGCTTATAGCTCCAGTCTCTTTTGTACTGGTCAGCAAGAGGCTCTGCATATGAGAGATCGCCGGCGGTCTGCGCGTAATTGGAATAGTCGATGCGGCGCCCCATCTCGCTGATCGCCTGGTTTGCGGCGTCCGCGACCTCCATTTTCTCTTTGCCGGCGAGGACATCCTCGTCGTTGATCTGCCAGTCCTGATACCGGAACATGTCAGCATAATAGAGATCGCGCGCACGCTCCGCCTTCTCTTTGGCGGCCGCGTCGCGATCTGCCCTTGCGTTTTCGATCTCAACGGAATAGTCATTGCCAAGATCAGATCTCGTCCCAAGGAAAGCACCGGTCTCAGGATCGAACACAAGCTCGCCGCTCTTGTTCTCGAAATCCGCAAGGCGTCTCTGCGCCTCGTCGAATCGGGCGTCTGCTTCGTCACGCGCAGAGAGGGCGTCGTCGTACCACTGCATGGTGGTCTTGCCGGCATCCTTGGCCGCATTGTAATGCGACATCATATCCTGGTAGGCGTTGTACTCGCTCTCATCCGCAAACTGCGAGAAGAAGTCCTGCGTATCCGAGGCATACTTCCGCATCTGCGAAACGCCCTCCCCGGTACCGGACAGCATATCGGTAAAGCTTGTTCGGAAATCCTCATCCATATCGGAGCCGAAGAGATCCATCATCTTCTGATATCTTTCCGCCCGGCTCGTCAGCGACTGGGCCTGTTCGGACGCGCGCTGATTGAACAGGCGCGCATCGTCCGCGCTCCTGTATCCGGTTCGTGAACTCTCCCGGGAGAACAGATCTTGCAATGCGGAATAGTCGCTCGCGTAGCTCTGTGCCGACGCGCCGAGAGCTTGCTGAACGAGACCGGCGTATCTCTGTCTCGAACTCTGATCGAGCGAGGAGTATGCGGACTGCAGGCGCTCAAACGCCTCGTCTTTCTGTGTGGTCTTCTGGAACGGGGAAGCGGACGCGGCAGACGTGTCCCTTGCGAAGGTCGACTTCTTGGTTGTTACTACGCTCTTCTTTTCCGCGCTGGAGCTGATGGTCTTCTGCAAACCCTTCCGGAGATCGACATCGAAAGATCCCATTTATCTCCCTCCGTTACCGTAGGTTTTCTTTTTGGTCGAGGTGCTGCTCGAACTCGAGGAACTCGATGAGCTCGTGCCCTTCTTTACCGTTCCGGAGGTCGTGCTCTTGGTTGATCCTCCGTTGAGATAATCCGTGAACGCCGTCATGAAAGCATCGTCGGCCGCCGAGTTATCTGTCTTCTTCGGGGGAACATACCCTCCGCCGCTTGAAGGCGCCGGAGCGATCGAGTCGAGGTACTGCTGACGGATCGCGGCGCCCTGCGAGGGCGTGATGCCTGCCATCGCATAGTCCTCTGCCGTCGGGTTGTAACCGATCCCCATCAGACTGACGAGGCGGTTGTAATAGTCTTTCGAGCGGCTGTAGGCGGTCTCGTCGCCGTAGATCATGCGGCTGTACGCAGCATCGGCCTCATCCTGGGCAAGGGAGAGATCCTTGTAATGCTTGTTGAGGCTGTCGAGATAGCGGTCATAATCGCTCTTCTCCATAGCCTGGGTCATGGCGAGCTCCTTGTCCAGCCTGTCGCCCTCGGCATTGTAGGCGTCCAGTGCGAGGCCGTAGGTCTCGGGCAGAATATCGGCAAGGCGTTCGAGGTAGCGGTCATAAGCCTGTTGCCCGACGCTCTGGGCGTAGGACGAAGCGTAGCCGCCGGTCAGCGCCGCGGCCTGCCCCATCGTGTCACGCATGGCCCGCTCGCCATCCGCGATATAGCTCTGCCGATACTGCTGATACAGGGGGTCGGTGGAGCTGTCATATTTGAACGGCTGGCGTCCTGTGATCTGCTCATAAAGCGCGCGAATCTGCTCATCATACTGCGAGCTGTAAACAGGAGCTTTGCCCTTCATCCCCTCCAGCGTGGCCATCGCCGTTTCATACGTTTTCCTCAGTTCGGGATCTTCCGTCTGAATGTTGGTGACGCCGGGCTGAACGTCTGCGCTGACAGGGCCGGAAGAAGAGTATCCGCCTCCGGAACTGCCGCCACCGCCGCCGGAGCCGCCGGTCCCATTATTGGACTGTGGTGCTGTAGTCGCCGATTTCGACACAGCGTTATCAGCTGCTGGCACAACTGAATCAGCGACTTTCTTTGCCGCGGCCTTTGCCGCGGCCTGCGTGACGCCGGAAGCGATAGCATTTGCTACACTGCCGCCAGTGCTGCCTCCGAAGCTACCGCTCGAGCCGACGTGTACATTCCCGCTGCTGCTGACATGTGTCGTGCTGCCGCCTGTAGTCGGTGTCGTAGTGGTAGGCTTGATGACCTTACCGCTCGGTGTCACAATCGTCGCTGGCGTTTTCTCTTTCTTTTTTCCACTGCCTCCGCCGTCTGCCATCTGGACCATCATTGCCATATCTTATTCCTCCTTTGTCACTCTCACATAATCCGGATATTCGTTTGCAAGGATCTCAAAGCCGGTAAATACCGTGTCGAGCACGTCGCGGCATCGGCCGAGCTGCCCGTCCGACGGATTGCATACGATCCTGAAATCTGCGCTGTCGTTCTCCATAAGGACGGACGGCAGAAACTTCTCCGCGTTTTCCTCTGCGATCTCGAGCACTGTGAAGGCGAGGATCGACGCCGCGGCGCAGATCAGATCCTTACCCTTCGGCGCGGCCAGCGCATGACCTTTGACAGTCAGCGTTGTGTCCCGCCGGCTGTATGTGACGTTGATCATCATCAGACCTCCACAGGCTGGCTTGCCTCGCGGGCCTGCGCTCGGGCGTTGGTGACGTGCGTCGCCTCGTCGGTGTTCACGTCCTTCAGGTCGACGTCGCCGCTGATCTTCTGCGGCATCGGCATACGCTGGCCGGTGAACTTGGCCGCAAGGCCCTCCGCCATCTGCTGATCGTACTTCATGGCCATTGTGAGGAGCAGCTGCTTGAGCTGGATGTTCTCCTGATACATTGAGCCCATGCCGACGACCTTCTGCCGAAGCGTCTCCTTCCCGTCGAAGTCCATCATGTCGAGCGCCATCACAGTCTGATCGCTCTGCTGAGGATTGAAGAAGCCCAGATTGTAGAACTGCAGCGCGAGCTCGTTCTGCGACATCTTCGTATAGGTGCTGGCCTTCTGCGGCTTGATCTGGATATCGAAGACGGGCAGACGCATTCCCATGTCCTGGCCGCCGATAGCTTCCTGCTGCTGCGGTCGGATGTTCTCATTCGAGTACGAGACGAACTCCTGCGCGCCGCCCTCGCCGACGATGCGGAACTGTCGGGGCAGCGTATAGAACTGACGGATGAGCTCGATCACGAAATCGGTGACCTCGCCGAAGGCGCGGTAGCTCGTCTTGGTGCTGTCACGGCTGCCCTTGCCGGATGCCTCCTGCAGGGCGGCGATGGCGCTGGCCGCCGTCACACCCTGGCTCGTGCTGCCCGTTGCCGTCTCGGTATTGCCGGAAGTTTCACGCAGCTCGTCGATCTTGGCCCGGTGATAGTTGAGCAGGTTGCCGGCAAGCGGGCGGTAATCGATGATCTTCAGCGCGTCGTCGCCGAGGTTGCCGTCCACGGATACGAGCGGCTTGGAGAGATCGAGGAACTCCTCTTCGTTCACGCCGCCGTCTGACCGCTTGAAGTATCGGGGCATCGCGCCGACCATCGTGTTGCGGATGAAGGCGCTGTCCATGAGGTCAAGCGCGGTCTGCGGATTCTTGCACAGATCCACGAAGCCATAGCCGCACGGGCTGCCCTCGATCGGGAACAGCGTGTCGAATACAAAGGGATATTTCCCGTGATCGTACAGCGGCTTGCCCTCGTTCTCGGAGGAGTACAGGATCGAATTGCCGACGTACTTGACGTAGTGCAGGACCTGCCGGCCCTGTTCCCACTTCTTGTAGTAGCAGTCGATCACGGTGCACTTCCCGTTCGTGCTGACCGTGTCGTCATAGAGGAACCTGGTAGCCGTGAAGGTGCTGCCCTTGAGTCTGCCCTTCAGCTGCGGGTAATGTCCCTCGAGAGCCTCGACATCCTCCAGCGAAGTGTGGAAGAAATACTTGCTCTTCTGGATATCGTCAATGCCCGGTTCCCAAAAGAGATTGAGAAGATCCACCGAGAGCACGGAGATCTCGCCCAGGCCGTTGAGCTTGTCGGCGTCCCAGATCACCTTATACACGCCGGTGCCGTACTTGAGCTTGGCCCACACGACTTTCGAATACGTGTCCTCGAAGTCGTTCTGCTCCATCACGACGGGGATGATCGAGGACAGGCGGCTTGCCTCCTCTACGTCAGCCCTCTCGCGCGGGAGAATGTTGGGCTCGGGATAGGCCTCCATCGCGTCGGCGTGTTTCGAGACGATGACGTTATGCAGCCATCCGGACTTTGACCGGAAGCCGCCGTCATTGAGCGAGGTCTCCTTGATCTCTTCCTCCGCGTTGCGCAGCTTCCACCAATTCTCGGCGGACACGACGCGCCTTTCCAGTTTGGCCTTGCCGGTCTTGTAGGTCTGCAGGGTCTGTGTCAGCTTGCGCAGCATCTTGTCGTCGACGATCGCAGCCTTCACGACCTCCGCGCCGGCGCCGGGCTCGGCCGTGAGCAGCGCCGCATCTTTTCTTTCGTCCATTTACTGCCTCCTGTTCTTGATTTGATTGAGCGGATCGAATATCGTTTCTTGCGTTTCAACGGGCCGGATCGCCTTGACCGGCCTCGACATACAGAAGTATCTCGCCTCGTCGGCGGGGTGGTCTTCGAGGTTGGTGTCAAGATCCTCGTTGCGGTATTTGTCATACATCATCAGCGGGATCGTGCGGATGAACGCCTTGCAGTTGCTGAACACATACAGGCGGGCATAGCCGTTCTCGTCGAACTGCATGCGGTAGTGCATCTGCATCCATCCGTTCACACGGTTGTTGTCGCCGGGCGTGAAGTAGATCCCATACTTCACCGCGGTCTCGGCCACGCTCTCGCCGCGGCTCGCGTCCCAGATGGCGGGATCCGCCACGCCCTGGATGCTCTTGCCTTTGAGCCACGGATGCTCGCGCTCGATCTCTGCGATCTTGGCGAACTGCTGCGCCGGCGTCCACTTCAATCCTTCGTTGGGCGTGTCGGTGCAGCCGTACAGTTCGAGGACACGATAGGCGACGTCGTCATAATCGACGGCCCACCATGCGCAGGAGAAGGGCTTGCCATATCCGAAGTCGTAGCTCCGATAGATCCGCCATCCCGCGGCCGTGCCCTTCGAGAGGTCGATCGGCGCGATCACGTGCGTCCAGCGACGCTGTCTGATCAGCTCCTCCTCGCTCAGATCGCAGCCAGCCTCGCGTGCCGCCTCCATGTCCGGGAAGGTGCGGAAGTCCTCGAAGAACTGTCCCTCGAGCACGTCCCATTCACCGTTGAGCCACGCCTTACGCAGCTTCGGCGGGAGCGCTTCGAGACTGCGGATGTAATTCGGATCCTCGCGCATCAGAACCTTGTTGTCTGTCACAAGGCTCTTGATGAAAGCATAATCCTCCGCCCGCTCGC